CATCAATATTTAGCACGCTATCGACGGCTTTCTGTGTGGACGTACCGGCTAGCATGCGTGGGGATGCTGCACGATTTGGATCAAATTGCCTGGCACGATCCGGATCCTCTTTCCAAAGCTTATTTAGCAAGGGCCGGACAACTATTTTCTCAAACAGCTTACGTCCTCGAGGCTGCGACATAGGATTGCTATGATGATGGTAGTCAAAGCGCAAAGCAAAGTCGGGTGTTAGTTCGGGCAGCGGCATGTTATCTCTCTTAGTTGGTACGCGCCGCGAACTATTCCAGGAGGACACCGGCGCGTCTAACAGTGATAACAAATATTGTTACTATGCGTCAATAATTAAAATCAATAATATTGAAGATTGCATCAATTATCTTTTACACACTCAAAACCCATTTCAGCCGGATCGTAAATCATCATCGATATTGGCACTGACCAAGTGAGTTCGCAATCGGGCAAGAAGTCTTTTTTCATTGCTGGATATTTAACGTGTTTTTTTCGATCGCGTTCTTGCACTGCATCAACCATATTAATTATGCGTCGCACTGTATGTGTCGTGAAGTCGCTGTTTTCGAATGGATAGCCAAGAACTGTAAGATCTTTGCCGTCCTTTCCTAGGCCTTTAATGCTATTGAGTGAAATTTGACCGACAGATTGATTGTGAACGTAGCGTTTATCGATTGGTCGTGTGTCAATAACAGCGATTGCTGTTTTCTTTTTTGTGAACCATCCAGGACAAAAGTATGCGCCGTGATAGGGTTGAAAGCTAAGTGGGCCAGCTAAATACTTTATCTTTGATTCGTTTTGTCCATAGTGCGTAAAGATACCGGTTGGCGCTAGTTCGCCTATGATCGGACACATGCTGCGCTGAAATAGTATTTCTTCTGCTGTGCATCCCAGGATCTTTGCATAGCGCATAGCATCCTCGATACTTATGTTTTGTTTGCCGTTTAGATGACGCGATACAGTTTCCGGGCGCAATCCCATTTGCTCTGCGATCTGCACACCGCTAAGGCCAGCGCGCCGCGCAAGTGCCTTTAAATTCCCAGTCGTTTGTTGTTCTGTCATCTCTTCATAAAAGTTAAGTACGTTCATTGCTGCCTCCATAAAGTTGAGGCGGAGCGCCGAATAAGTTATTTAAAACCAATTTGTAATACTTGGTATCTGCTTTAGCCGATAGTTTTTGTGTTTTTGTTTTATTATCAATCATTTTATCCTCCGTTCATCGGTTAAATCAATAATAATCGTAACAATTAGTGTTACGTGACTTACCAACGTAGTGAATTAGCGTAAAATAGTCAATCATATTTATTCTTTATACAATAACTATTGCATTTAAGCTCAATGTAACTTAATTTGTTAAATCAATAATATTGATCCTTTTATTGACTAGTGACGTGAGGAAATATTGATTTGAAACTTGAGGAATGGCGCAAGAATAGAGGTTTGACGTATCGGCAGCTGGCTGAGTTACTTGATGCGCCGGGCGCTGGTGTTGTGCATCGCTGGTGTTTACATCGTAATCATCCAGGGGCCGCTCGAGCAGTGCATCCAAACAAGGAATACATGCGCCGGATCAAGGTTGCAACGGATGGTGCAGTGCAGCCAAATGATTTTTACCAGGACGACGTATGACAGAGGCGCAGCTGCAAAACCTGGTTGCGGATTATCTGCGTGTTGCCTTACCGGACGGATCAATATTTCACCACTCACCGAATGAGGGCAAAAGCCATGTCGCGCATCGGGTCAAGCTGCGTAAAGCTGGCATGTGTACCGGCTGGCCGGATCTCGAGATCTTTTGTCCAGGAACACCGCCAATCTTTATCGAACTTAAAGTGGGCCGGAACACTATAACAGCAGCACAAAATAAAACGCTGCAAGCCTTATCGTCCGTTGGCTGTGTCACAGCGGTTTGCAAGACGCTCGAGGATGTAAAGGCATTACTCAACACCACAACAAACACAAAGGAGATTAAAAAGTATGGAGCATGATATAGCGAAAGACTACATTGATTATAGGATAGGCCAGGGATACACGCTGCTGCAAATTGCGCAGCTGCATGACATACCGCCGAAGTATTCTAAGAATTGTTATACGGAGAAACATGTCGTCGATACTATTGCTGACGATATTATCCGCGTAGAATACGAAAGCTTCAACAAGATATGACAAGTAATATCGATAAGCATTTCACCGGTAGATTTGGTCGTTTGCTGGCGAGAAGAAACGGCGGATTTTGGTATAGGTTATGGCTGAGAGTATATGGTTTCTCACGTTGATCTTTGCTCCGGTATTGGTGGCTTTAGCCTCGGATTTCGATGGGCCGGTTTATCTGAAAACCCTTATTTGCTATGTGATTTTGAGCCTTGGTGTCGTGATATTCTCAGAAAAAACTTTCCGGGTGTACCGATTGCCGACGATGTTAAGGAAATAGCAAGTGATCCAGCAAGATTTATTCCCGGAAATATCCCAAGACCCTTTATCCTCACAGCCGGTTATCCGTGTCAGCCCTTTTCGCAAGCCGGTAGGAGGGGCGGAAAAGAGGATTCTCGCCACATCTATCCGGAAATCAGTAGAATTGTGTCATCCACGCGACCCGATGTTGTCGTTTTCGAAAACGTTTATGGCCATGTTTCCCTTGGATTGGATGAGGTATTACATGACCTGGAAGCCAAAAACTACACCGCAAGGACGTTTGTATTTCCAAGCGCAGCGATCGTCGGATTACCCCATCAAAGAAACAGACTCTGGATTATTGCACACTCCAACCGCAACGATGAACCAAATGGCGCCGAGCATGAAAAGCGGATGGAGGTCAGCACCAACGACACAGATGTTTCCGACTCCGAGAGTATCGGACACGGAGGGTGGAATAGTGAAGAACGTGGAACTAAAGGACGGATCGTTCTCAAGAGTAAACAAGGAGGGAGTGCGATGGGGAGTAAAGCTGAAGGATGCGGTAAATTATCTGGAAATGTATCCGACTCCAGCAGCGCGAGATTACAAGGGAGCAAACTCATTCGAGAAAACAAAGGAGAAGATAGAACAAGGCAAGAGGGCGCATATGGGGCAGCTGCCAAACTACGTGATGATAAAAGAGAATACGCAGACAAAAGCAACTTTATCGGCGGATTGGGTCGAGTGGTTAATGGGATACCCTCCTGGGTGGACGAACCTAACATCCCAAGAGTCACAGCTGAACAAGCCAACAGAACAAAAAGATTAAAAGGGTTAGGCAATGCTATCGTTCCACAGATCGCGATGCTGATTGGAATGACAATTAAAAAGGAGTTGACGAAATGAAATTTATTGATACCCTCGGTAATTACCGTGCCCGAGCAATTACACGTTATAATTACGTATATATTACATGTAATTACACGTATGT